GCTGCAGGTGGCGAACAGAAATATTCTGAAATCGTACAGTGGGCAGGTAATAATATGTCTGAAGCAGAAGTATCTAACTTTAATGAAATTGTAGAAAAAGGCTCACTAGAAGCTGCAACGTTTGCAATTAAAGGCTTAAAAGCTCAATATGATGCTCAATTTGGTACACAACCAGACTTACTACAAGGTCAAACTGCAAAGGTTGATAATGATGTGTATCGTTCAACTGCAGAAGTCGTAAGGGCAATCAATGATCCTAAGTATCAAAAAGATACCGCTTATAGACAATCAGTCGAAGAGAAGATTAAACGTTCTAACGTAATGTAATGATTCAATTATTAGGTGCTGCTTCTCCTATTATTGGTGCTTTATTTAAAACTGTAGATAAAGCCATTGATAGTAAAGAAGAGCGAGAAAAAATAAAATCTAATATCCAACAACAAGTTATGGCAGGGGAGATGAAAGAATTATCTACTGCTGCCAATATAATTTTAGCAGAAGCTAAAAGTGAAAGTTGGTTAGCTCGTAACTGGAGACCATTATTAATGATGGTTGTAGTTATGATTGTAGCTAACAACTACTTACTCGTTCCTTATGCAAATGCATTTTTTGAATGGGGAATAATCTTAGATCTCCCAGATGCTCTTTGGACTTTATTAACTATCGGAGTCGGTGGTTATACAGTTGGAAGAAGTGCGGAGAAAGTAGCAGGTAAATTAAAAAAGGAGTAGCTATGGGATACGGAACTAAAAGAAAACCAAAGCCAAAGAAATAATGTCATTAGTCGCAAATATTAATAGAAGAAAAAAATTAGGAATAAGTAGAAGTAAGAAAAATTCTACAATATCTAAAAGTGCGTACAAAGATATGCAGAATAACTGGAAAGATAAAAAGAAAAAATAATCATGTCTACCGAGAAACCTTTAAATAAAATATTATCTAATCCTAACAAAAACAAAAAATACATGGTTTATGTTAAGGATAAATCTACAAATAATATTAAGAAGGTTTCTTTCGGTGACCCTAACATGAAGATTAAAAGGAACAATCCTAAAAATAGAAAATCATTCATGGCACGACATGGTGCAACACTTGAAAAAGTAGAGGGTCAAAAAAATTTATCTCCTGTTTACTGGGCATTACGCTCTTGGAAACTAGGAACTAAATTACCTTCATAACACCGTCTCTCATTAGAGAGGTGTACACCCAAAAGATTAACTTTAGCCTCCTGCGGGAGACAACTTCTGTGTGATTGAAGTAGGTGTAGTTCAACAACAACAACTAAAACATAAAGGAAAAATATTATGTCAAACGCAACAGTCAGCTTTTTAGGTAAAGCAGATAACAGTGGTGACGATAATGCTCTGTTTCTCAAAGTTTTCAGTGGTGAAGTGTTAGCTGCATTCCAAAGAAGGAACCAAATGCTTGATATGACTATGGTTAGAACAATTAGCCAAGGTAAATCAGCACAATTTCCTGCTATTGGAAAAACCACAGCCGCATATCACACTGCAGGTAATGAGATTACAGGCTCAGTCATCAAGAAAAACGAAAGAGTAATCACAATTGATGACCTCTTAATATCAGATTCATTTATCGCTCAGATAGATGAAGCTAAAAATCACTATGATGTACGAAGCATTTACTCAACAGAAATGGGTAATGCATTAGCAAGAACAGTGGATCAACACGTATTACAATTAGCAATCTTAGCAGCTCAAGCTTCTGCGACTGTTAATGGTGAGAATGGTGGTGCAGTTATTACTGATGCAGATGCAAAAACAAATGCTGCTTCTCTCATTACATCTATCTTTGATGCAGTTCAAACACTGGATGAAAAAGATGTACCAGAGGATGACAGATTTTGTATCGTACCTCCATCAACTTATTACAACATCGTAGAAAACGACAAAATCTTAAATAGAGACTTTGGCGGAACAAATGGTGTGTATGCTGATGGTACAGTTCTTAAAGTAGCAGGTGTCAACATTGTGAAATCAAACACAGCAGTTGCTGCCTTTACAGACCAGTCAGGTGCTTCATCTACCGGAGAGAACAATACATACAATGGTGACTTCTCAAATACAGCAGCAGTGGTATTCCACAAGTCTGCTATTGGTACAGTTAAGTTAATGGACTTAGCTATGGAGTCTGAGTATGACATTCGTAGACAGGGAACTTTAATGGTTGCTAAAATGGCATTAGGACATGGTATCCTAAGACCAGAAGCAGCAGTTGAAATTCAAACTGCCTAATAACTAAAAGTGGAGGGGATTAAATTCCCCTCTGCACTTTTCTTATGAAATCAATTTTAATTCTTATTGGTTTTATCTGCGTGGTAGATGAAAGCAATCTTCCACAATGTTCAATCGTTCAAGAATATTACGATACTTATGAACAGTGTAATTATAAAGTTTTAGAAACGATTGATTTCTTAAAAGAACTAAATATCAAACATTATCAAATATCTTGTAAACCATGGCACTTTCAGGAACAACACAGCTCGAAGCTGTAAATACATTACTTCACACAATTGGTGAGTCACCCGTTAATAGTTTAACAGGAACGCTACCTATAGATGCGACTCTCGCTAATAATGCTATTAATGAGATTAGTAGAGAGGTGCAAGCTGCAGGTTGGCATTTTAACTCTTTTTATAAATATACATTAAGTCTAGATACTGACAGCAAGATACCCCTTGCTGATAACATTATGCGAGTAGATTTAGACATTAATCAATACGCACTAAGTAAATATGACGTTATTAAAAGAGGTAGCTTTTTGTTTAATAAACAAGGAAATACCTTTGTTTTTGATGAAGCCTTAGATGCTAAAGTGATCCTTTATTTACCTTTTGATGAATTACCAGAAAACGGTAGACGCTACATAACTATTAGAGCCGCAAGAATATTCCAAGATAGAACACTAGGAGCAACCACACTTCACAAGTTTGGCCAAGTTGATGAATTTAATGCTCTAACAATATTAAAACAAGAAGAAGCAGATACTGCTGATACTAATATTTTTAATTCTTACGACACTTTTAATATCATAAGTCGTGGCCATAAAATTTCCTAATGCCTTTAATCAATCATTCCATTCCCAATTTAGTCAATGGAGTTTCGCAACAAGCAGAAACACTACGACTAGGCTCACAAGGAGAAAGCCAAATTAATGGTTTTAGTTCTGTAGTAGAGGGATTGAAAAAAAGACCACCTACAGAATTTATTAAAAAAGTTTCTAACTCTGCATATTCAAATGCATTCATTCATTCTATAAATCGTGACACTAACGAAAGATATATTCTTATTATCTCACAAAATAACATTGAAGTTTTTGGTATTGATGGAACAAGCTACACAGTTAACACTCCAAGTGGCACTTCCTATTTAAACATAGCTAATCCTAAAAATAATTTTCGTGCTGTAACTATTGCAGACTTCACCTTTTTAGTTAATACATCACAAACAGTTGCTATGGACAGTGCTGTAACAGCAGCAAAACCTTTTGAGGCAATCTATTCTATTACTCAAGGTGTAGACCAAACTAAATATACTTTGAATATAGATGGTACAGATTATAACTACACGTCAACTACTACTGCTTCTGAATATCAATCAACTTATATTATTGACCAAATTTTTAATCAGATAAATTCTTTATCAGGTTTTACAGTTACTAAACTTGGAAGTGATATACATATCAGCAAAGCTACTGATTTTACTATTTCTGCAACAGATGGTTATGGTAACCAAGCTAGTCAGGTTATTAAAGGATCAACAGATAGTTTTGGTAACTTACCTAAAAGAGCCACTGATGGTTTTCAGGTTGAGATAACTGGAGACCCTGCAAACGCATTTGATAATTATTATGTGAAATACAAAACTGATAGTTCTACAGATGGGGGTGTGTACGAAGAAACTGTAGTAGGAGGCACCAAAGATAGCCTTGATGTTTCTACCATGCCTCATGTTTTAATAAGACAAGCTGATGGAAACTTTCGTTTTACACCTTGTAATGGCTCTACTTATACCATTTCTGGCACTGATTATAGTGTTCCTAATTGGGGAGGCCGAGTAGTAGGGGATGAATTATCCTCTCCTAATCCTTCTTTTGTTGATAGCAAAATTGCTGACATTTATTTCCATCGTAACCGATTAGGTTTTCTATCAGATGAAAATGTTATTATGTCGAGAGCGGGTGAGTTTTTTAAATTCTATCCTGAGACAGTAACAACTATTTTAGACTCTGACCCTATTGACGTTGCAGTATCACATACAAAAGTTTCTATTCTCAGACATGCAATTCCCTTTAATGAAGATTTATTATTATTCAGTGACCAATCACAATTTTTATTAAGAGGCTCAACTACTCTTACAGCTAGTAATGTTGATGTAGCAACAACTACAGATTTTGAAAATTCAAAAGACTGTAAGCCTATTTCAGCAGGTAAAAATATTTACTTTCTATTTAACAAAGGACAATTCTCAGGTGTTCGTGAGTTTTTCATTAGACCAGACTCGGATCAAAATGATGCTGATGATATAACATCTGCTGTACCCAAGTATATTCCTGCTAATGTTTTTAAAATGGCAGTTTCTACTAATGAAAATATTATTTGTGTATTAAGTGATGATGACCCAAATACTGTTTATGTCTATCAATGGTATCTTGCAAATAACCAAAGGTTACAATCAGCTTGGCATAAATGGACATATGGTAATTCAACAGATACAAAAATATTAAATGTAGATTTTATAGATACTGATTTATATCTTTTAATAGAAAGAACTGATGGAGTTCATTTAGTAAAAATTCAAACTGCCCCTGCAGTTGTAGATACTGACTCTACTTATTTAACACATCTCGATATGAAGCTTAATGAGTCTAGTACAGGCTTATCTACTTCATATAATTCAACAACAAATAAAACTACAATTACACTACCGTATGCCATTGATGATACAATGCAGGTAGTCACAAGGAACGTAAATGCTAATTCAACTATTGCAGGTCAAATTATACCTGTTGTCTCTACTGGGAGTAATACTCTTGTTGTATCAGGTGACCAAACTGCAACGAAATTTTTCATTGGTGAGAAATATACTTTCGAGTATCAGTTCTCACAGCAGTATATCCAATACGGACAATCACAAAGCCAAACAGCCATAAAAGAAGGTCGACTTCAAATAAGAAAATGGACTGTTACCTATGATAATACTGGCCATTTTAAGGTGCAAATAACTCCTAAAAATAGAAGTACATCTATTGAAACCTTTACAGGTGCATTAGTTGGTGAAGGTACAGTCAATGGTATCAACCTAGAAGATGGAGATTACACGTTTCCGATTTTATCAAGAAATGAAGGTCTAGTCGTAAAATTAACAAATGACGAATACTTACCCAGTGCATTCATTAATGCAGAATGGCAAGGTTTCTACAACCAACAGTCATCACAAAACACATAAGCCTTATATGAGGATAACCTCATTAAAAGATTGTGAAGAGTTAGGAAAGAATTTAAGAAAAGCCGACTTACAAGAATGTCAAGCTTATGGAAACATAGATGGCCTACAGGCTTTATTAATAGGATATTTAAATTCTAATATCTGCATTTCTATTGCTGATGATAAAAGTGTCATAGCAATCTTTGGTATCTGTGGTGAAATAAATCAACCCGCAACTATCTGGATGTTAGCTTCGGATCGTCTTTCAGAAATCAGTAGAAAATTTTTAAGAGAAAATAAAAAACTTATAGATTACTTAAATCAACAATACCCACTATTACATAATGTTTGTGATGCTCGTAATGATGTTCATATCAAATGGTTAAAATGGTGTGGCTTTACTTTTATTAATAAACAAAACTTAGGATATCAAAATAAACCCTTTTATACATTTGTAAGAACATGTGTGTTCCATTAATTGCACCTTTATTAGGTGCTTCAGCAGGAGCGGCAGGAGCAGGTGCAGCATTAGCAGCAGGCCAAGCAGGAGCTTTGGCAGCTACTACTGCAACAGCATCAACTGGTCTCTTTAGCAGCTTAACCCTTCAAGGTTTAGGGCAAGCTTTCTCTCTTGTTAATTCAATCAAACAACAACAAGAGGCTAATAGGGTTGCTAAGGAAAATAACCGCAATGCCTTTTTAGCTAGGTTAAATGCGGATAGGTCTGAAAAATTAAGAATACGACAAGTAAGAAGAAGAGAACAAGCAAAGCTTTATTCTAATGCTATTGCAGGTCGTAAAGCTCGAGCCACTGTCAGAACTGCTGCTGAAAATATAGGTGGTGGTGCAATAGATAGATTAGTCAATGATTACCTTAGACAAGAAGGTTCTTATAACAGTTCAATATTAAATAATTTAGAAGCAGAAACTGCCCAATCTAGGGCTAATTTTGAGTCTATTGCTTTAAACCAACAAGCAAGACAAGTCTACGTACCGAAGGTTGATTACGTTACAACCTTTGCCTCTGCTGCTTTTGCATTTGGTCAAAACTATTTAGATTATCAATCCTCACAACAATCAAAGCAATTAGAAGAACAAATTGCTAAACAAAATCAACAAATACTTGGCAAACTTTAATGGCAAAAATTAACTTACCTCAACTCGCTCCCCCTGAACTACCTAGTGTAACATCTCGTGTAGTAGATAATTTTATTCCTGCTAGAGAAAGACCACAAAATCCTGCAGTACAAGATTTAATTAATTC